AGTTTTTTTAGAAGTTGTAAGATTGGTGTTTAATTTTTCGACCGCTGCTACAACCGCTTCGATAGATTTTTTAACATCATCAAAAGCAGTTTTAAATTTTTCTCCCGCTTCAACCGCCTGTTCTTTAATGTTAGTAACCGCCTTTCGCACACGATAAAAAGCTAATAGTCCAATGCCTACTACTATTGGAATTACACCAATTTTATCAGTTAAATTATTAACCAATGTTAGCGCACCATTAACAATGTTGACAAGCGGAGTTAATGAAAGCATAAATTGATCCATCGTTGCTTTCATTTTTTCTTGAGCTGCAACTGAAGCTTGCTTACGCTGTTCAAGTTCTTTTTCTGTTGCGCTTGCTTTGTTCATAAGATTGTTTGCTTCTTGTAGATCCATTTTAAAAAAAGCAGCAGCTTTATTAATGTCGCCGCCAAAATACTCGGCTAATAAACGCTTATAGCCAATGTTTAGCTTATCAAATTCCAAACCAGAGTCTGTTGCTGCTTTTTTAATAGCCATAATCTGTTCTGCCGGATCTTTTTGCATCATATCCATGATATTGAGAGATGTTGTTCCAAGCATGGAATTAAGCTTAGAGACAGCATCCGCAGCTTGGTCAAAAGTGGCAAATTTATCAGAAATAGAAGTTAGGTCAGTTGCAGAAATAACGCCTTTTGTTGCTTGCGAAATACCTTGGAGTTGTTTATAAATTTCAGTTGCTTCTCTGCCATACCCACTGACTTTACTCATAACGCTGTTTAAGCCCTCGGCATATTTTGCAACGTCTTGTCCAAGACCAATAGCATCTTTAGCAACGTCCTTCATCATTCTGGATGCCGCTTCGGCAGAAACCCCAAAACTAGTCATAAATTTTGTGTTTAAATTTGAAAAAGTTTGTGCCGAAATTCCTAATAAATTTAGCTCAGCAGCAGTTTTTGTAAGATTTTCTCTTTCCTCTTTTGATAATGCATTAAACCCTACAATAGCTTTGGAAAGTTCACCATAGACTTTACCAACTTTCTCAAGAGTCATGCCTAAGTTAGCAAATTGCGCAATGTCCGGTGCTTTTACCAAGCTGTTACCGCTAGTAGCTATTTGCTCAAATTCTTTACGAAAGCCGCCTGTTTCCCTGTTAACGCTTGCTAACGCACTATCAAATTCAAATGTTGATTTAATAAGTTTATCATTTATTAAATTAAAAAAAGAATTAGCAGCAGCTTGTGGATTTAGAAACGCCTCTTTCATTCCGGCTAGTGCAACATCGGTTAAATTTTTAATTCCACTACCTGTTTTTTTAGTAGCAAATTCAAGCGATAGCATGGCAGATGCAAAAATATTTGTGTCTTTAGCGCCGGGAGATAATTTTTCCAAATAACTCCCAAATTTACTATTAACATCTTTTAAACCTTCAACACGCATTTTTTCCATTTCTGCTAGTGGAATTGTTGCGGCTAATTCTAATTTTTTTAATTCAAGAATTTTTTGTTGAGCTTTATTTTTTTCATTTACAATCTCTAAAATTTCAACTCCTTCTTGCTTTTCTTGTAATGCTCTTGCTGCTCTTAATTTTTCTTGTTCAGCTTCCGCAGCAGCTATTCTGCTAGTTGCTGCTGCTTGTTCAGTCAACAGCGCGCTTTCTCGTTCTACTGTTGCAAGGTTTTCAGCTTGTCTTTTTTGCAGAGCAAACAACCTACTTTCTTCTGCAAAAGTAAGATCGCTACTTCTTTTTTTTGTTTCAAGAACAGTAAGCTCTTCTAGATTTCGTTTAGCAATAACAAATTCGCTATTTCTATCTTTAAGAGCTTCGGTTGCCTTGTCTAAAGCTATTTTAGCATTATCTAATTCTTGATTATTTTGATGAGTAAGCTCATTAATTTTTTTAAGTTTTTGTTCAGCATTTGCACCACCTAGCTCATCGTAATATTGTTGAACAACTGGGGTTGCATTCATATACGCAGCTGTTGTTTCTTCAATAGCTTTATTTAAAGCTTCTGTGCTTTTTTCTGTGTTTTCTTGTAACGCCACACCTTCCTTTAAAATGCCTTTTATTCTTTCTTCAATGACTGTGCCTATTTGTTCATAAGCTCTTTCTAAATCATTTAAATATTCTTTTGTAGCTTTAAGATCGCTAAAAGTTTCTTCTTTTAGTTTTTTGATTGCAGAAAGAAATTGCTCCTGAGTAGTTAAGGCAATCCTTGCACCAAATTTTTGTACAGACTCTTCAAGTTGTCCAAGCCGTGTATTAAATTCTTTAACAGCTAATAGCGTAGCAGGATCGCTTAAAGCGCCTAGAATGTCAGTGCCGCCGCCGGGGCCGGGTGGGGGAGTTGCCATTTTTTATCCTCAAATAAACTTATAATAATTATGCAACAATAAAAAAAGTGGGACATAAATCCCACTTTAATTATTTAGAATTTTTTTTCATATTTTCTGCTTCTTCTTTTAGTTGCTTTGCAAGTTTTTCTGTAAACCAATTTCGCAAACCAACCGGCAGATTATACAATTCTGTAAAAGACCAACCGCCATAATACTTTAAAGTAAATATTTGGTCATAAACGCTTTCTGTGTATTTACTGTTTAGGCCAAAAAAACTCCTGCGTAAATGGCAGTTCTACCTCCTGCTCCGAAAAACAAGAGCTGCAAGTATACTTTTTTTCAATTCTGATGTTAGGAATTAATTTTTGATAAACATTCCTTAAATGATGCCCATCAGATGAAGGCATTATTTCAATGGCTTCTTTTATTGTTGCTCTATCAAAAACACCATTTATTGAAGAAACAATAAATAGTAATTGCTCAACAATTGAAACTGATGCGCTTTGATCTTTTAATTTTTTTTCTTCTAGCAGATTAAAAATTTTTATTTCATCATTGCCGTCAAGTAACTTGCACTCAACTGCCCAATTTGTTTTTGGTAACGCGATTACTAAACTACCATAGGGCGTACGTACATGCTCAAATTTTTTGTTTTGTGAGGCTTTTTCTTCAAGTAAATCACTGTCTTCAACAACAGTTTCGTTTAAATCTATTGTGTGGGAAGATTTAAAACCACATTCTAAGCATGAGATAGAAACATCATAATTAGGTCCGTAAGATGCTATGCGCGCCGCAACCATAATAGCATTTTTATCGCCTACTAGCAGCGTTTTTGAATCAATGTTTTTATCAATAAGCAGCGATTGAATTAGCCTATCAATAACAATACCTTTTTTAATAAAAGATTTGTTTGTTAAAATGTCTTCCTCTTTAGTTGTCATTTGCCGAATTTCAACAGTTGTTTTATCTTTAAGTGGATGGCCTTCGGCATAATATTTTCCACGGGATGGTAAATCAACTAATTCTGTGGGGATAACGAAACTAAGAGGTGAAGCGTTGCTCCCTATTACTTCTTGCTGTGGTGGTTCGACTGATGCTTGCTGTCTAATGTGTTCAAAACGATCTTCTAAACTACTTTTCATTTTTTACTCACTTTCTGTTAGTCTATTTTGGGTAACGTTGAACCTCTTGTTGGAACTGCACTTGATGGTTCCGCTGGAGCTGAAGTGACTGCGCGTCTACCATTTCGTGAACTGTCACTAAGCTGTTGAATGTCGGAAGCTAAAGCTGTTTCTGCCCTTCTTCTTGCTACTCCTGAGTTTGTAGCAGTTGCTTCAAAATTTGCTTGCCTTGTGGCCACTGCTTCATTGAAACTAGGATTAGAGTTAAAATAAGATTGTAATACTTGCGCACTTGTAGTTGGAGTTTTTGTTAATCCTTGTCTAGTTAAAGAGCTAAGATCGGAAGCAGCATTTTCTGCGTCTCTTGTGAACTCTCTCGGGCTTACTCTTCCTCCGCTATTTATGTCGGCAGAAAGTCTTCTGCTAGCTATTGTTGGATCTACAGCTTGCCCTCTCTCTCTTGGATCGCCGGTAGGCAAGCCTTCACGACGAGTCGGTAAAGCGTTTGCAGATGCTATGTTGATTATATTTTCTGGATCGGCGTCAAATCTGTTTCTAAATTTTTCCTTAGAATCAGCAAATCTTTCAGAGCGAAGATATTCACTAAAATTTATAAATTCATCTGTTAGAGCTTTTTGCGCCTCTAACTCAGCCCAATCATAATTTACAGTAACACTAATTGTTAATATATTATCTCCAGAATAATCTAGTTTATCAAATTTAACATCTGTGAAAAGTGGATTATATAGTTTCCAAGTTTCTGCTTTGTTTCCTTGTGTTCCAAGTTCAATAATTTTTAAACTATTCCACTTGCCTGTGTCTGTAAAAATTTTTTTACCATTTGATATTTGATAATCTGTGTTAGAAGATAATGATCCCGGTGATTTATTACCTATTAAAGCATCAATCATATCTTTTTTAAAGTTATATTTTTTCATTCGGACAAGAGAATCTGGTTCTTCAAATTCTTGAGGATTAAAATAACCGGAGTCTTGTAAAAGTTTGTAGAAAAAAACTTGTGTTGAATGAACAAACAAATTATCAGCGCCTTCATCTGTTTTTTCAACAATTTTGTTATTGACTAAAGTGGGACGCGTGTAATAACGTAATTTTCCTCCCCTATTTACAACATCATAAAAAACAATAGTTATTGGTTTCCAAACAGGTCTGGTTGGAAAATTAAATGTATGAGAAAATAAGTATTTAGTTTGTATGCTTCTTAATTCATAAGATGGTTTATCTACGCTTTTAGCAAACCAATATGGAATATAATTTTGAGCGCCTTCTTGCTCTCCGATTAGAGTGCGTTCGTTAAAACTAAAATCTTTTTGGTCAAAAGAAATGACCCAACGATGCTGTTGTTTGGGAACAAGGCTCTTTGGGTCATTCCAAAATGTCATATTTGATACCTCTTTTCTTCTAAATAGATACCAAATAAATTTTTTACTTTTTAAACGCCGTAATCTGCCCAATCATATTTAAATGTGTATTCAGCAGTTAGGATGCCTTCGGCGGCATAATCAAGATTGTTTAACGCAACTGTGGTAATAAATGCATTGTTTAGTGTCCATTTGTCTTCAGGGTTACCACCAGAGTTAAGAACTTCAATTACTACGGTGCCTGCGGCATTAGCTGCGCTTGCTTTACCAATTGTTTTATAGTTAGCAGCGGTTTGTACGGCGGGATTAAAAGCTTCACCTGCCACTGCACCGTTTCCCGGTTTTAACCATCCAGTTTTCGCTAAGTATTCATACGATTGCTTAGAAACATTTACATTAGCCCCTGCACTATCAACAAATTTTACTTTAACATCATTCCATTTAACCTTACCGGGAAAGTTAAACGATTTATCAAGAAAATCTACTTTTGTTTCACCGCTGATTGTCCACACTGGTCTATCGGCGCTTTGGGCAAGAAATTTTGTGTCAGGTCCGCCGAGAATTGGTCCAGTAAAACTTAATCTAAATTTAAATTGACGCTTTGGGTCTAAAGCTGTTTCGTTCCAGAATGCCATATTGTTATTCTCCTAATTCTTTTTATTGTTCGCTAAATGATGCACCAGAGTTTGTAACCACAAAATCAATAGCGATAAACTCAATGGCTCTGGTTGGCTTTAACAAAATTTTGCAGTAAAGCGTGTTGCGATCTATTAAATCTGCCGTTGTTGTTGAAGAATCAAGAATGACTCTTGCATCATCAAGACCATAATTAGCTTTAATTGCTGCTAGGAATGGGTTTACAACGCCTTTAAAGTTATTCCAAGTGTCTTCAACGTTTGGTTCAAATAGAACACGCGTAGCAACTCTTGAAATTTGTTTTTTGATAAAGTTTAGTAATCTACGAACATTCACACGATCAAGCGCACTTGGTGTTTGTTGTAGCGTTTTTTGACCAAAGATTACTACACCTTCATTTGGGAAGGTAGCTATCGGGTTGATGTTCGCAGCATATAGTAAATCACGGTCGCTAGCATTTAATTGCAGCGCTGTGCGACTAACGCCTAAACCAGAGCTAGCTTCCGTAAGACCGCCACGGCTAAAGCCAGCTGGTGCGAACCATAGCGCACTGCGACCTTCGGTGCCACCAAACGCGCCAAGTGCAGCAATTGAGGCTGGCATAAAGATAGCTTCTCTTTGAACAAACACGGCTGGGAAGTATGTAGCGCCATAGCTGTTATCTATTGCACGGCTTTCAAGATTAGAAATAACAGTTGTAACAGAGGTTGGTTTTGATTCTACACCGCTGTTTTCATAAGCATACTTATAATCACCAACAAGATCAATTAACGCCATTGAATCGCCACGATTACGGCAAACTTCAATCATGTGTGAAGTTAAAGATTCATTCTTTAAACCGGGAACACATAGTAAACTCATGTCAAGAACTTCTGTGTCCGACGTAATATCAATTGCGCGTTTAATTGTGCGATAAGCGGCGCTGTTGATAGTTGTTGCACTAGTTCCTAATAGCGATTCATTGACAAATGGTTCTTCTTGGAAGATGTCAACCCCGTCAAAGCCACCATAAACAGGAACGTTAAAGCCTTGAATAAAACCTTGAGTTAGAACGTCAACACTGTTGTAAGTACCTGAAACATATGCTTTATTAGCAACCGCAGTGCCACCAGAAATAAATCTAGTAGAGAATGTTTGTTGTGATGTTACCGCAACTGCTGGTTTTTGTCTTAAAATATCAATTAAGTCTGCATTTGAAGTTGGGTGTGCAACGAGGCCAAATCTCGTTGTTTTAGCAGTGTTACCATTAACTGTGCTTGTTAGCAGAGAAGCAGTTGGGTAAAGAACTGTTGCTACACCAGAACCGCTTGGCAGTGAACCAGTGATTGATGGACGCGATGAAATTCTAAAACCGTGCGGTAAAGCTGTTTCAGAAATATTGTCGCTAGCCATTTGTACTCTAACGTAAGCAGAGCGGTTTGGATAATTTCCAACTTCAACATAGTGAAGATTAACCGCATCCCAGAAACGGTATGAATCACCGATTACTTTTGCGATATAAGAATCTGAATTTTCGTCTAGGGTGAGGCCGCTAAAACGTTCAAGGACAGTTGAAGTTGTGTTACTAGTTTCAAACAAGCTTCTTATTACAACATCAAAAGTTCCATATTTTGTAACTGCTGCATTTTTTGTTGCTCTAACGTTTTCAATTGAAATTTTAATTTCTTTTGAAAGTGAAGAACCATTGTCAAGACCAACAAATTTAAATAATTCTAGAGGATCAGCTCCAGTTGCGTGATCGCCTGTAATCCAGCCTGTTTCTGCATTAATAGCGCCACTTACATAGGATTTCCAGTTACTATCAATTTCTGATAGTGGTTTTAAGATTACCGATGTGTAAGAAGCAGTTACGTTGTTTTCAAAAGTTTCACCTAGGAAATATTTTTCGGTATAAATTTTTGTTGGGTTTGTGTTTAACACATCTCTAACAAACGTTGTACCTTCTCTTAAAGAGACATCATAATTTACGCTATCAATTTGAATTCTAACAGTGCTGCCTGTTAGCTCTGCTAAGCCGCTAGCAGAAGGCGTTGCACCTCCGGTGTTGGCAAACAATTTAACAATTGAGCCGCTAGTGTAAATAACAGCGCCAAGAGTTGCAAGACCAGCGTTAACGGCAAATAAACCAAAAGTGCCGCTAAGAACATTTGCCCAACCTACAGTTGTTGCATCTTCGCTTAAAGATGCTTCAGGCGAAACACCATTAAGACGAATAACAGTTACAGGGCCTGAATTTCTTAAAAATGCTTCGGCTGCATAAGTACCTAGAGTTGGTGATGTTGGAATTCCGGTTCTCCAAACATCAGTGCTGCCAACCTTGCCATTATAAGAAGGACCAAACACTCTCTCGAGTTCTGCAACTGTGTTGACAAGAACAGGTTGCATTGAAGGGCCTTTAGCGGTTCTACCAATGACTAATGGACCAATAGCAGGCGGAGTTGGTGTAATAACACTTTCATCAATTTCATTAAATTGAACACCGGGAGAAACAAATCTAAACTTTTCAATAGCCATTAAAATAGTCTCCTAAAACTAATATTTCTGTCGCATAAAACTTATAATAAGTAGATATAAAATTTTTCAAAATCCATTTATTTCGCATCAAAAACACCATCGCGTGCTTTAATGCATTTTGCGGCTATTTCCATAGTGCTATTTGGATCTCCAAAAATTAATTTAGGCTCTGCAAGCGAAACAATTTCAAAAAAAGAACTATCATAATAAACAAAATCACCTTCATGCACAAAAACATCTTGATCTTCTACAAGTCTACGTTTATGAAAATGAACCGTGATTGATGGTCTGCGATCAATCCCATAGTTGTTTGTACTAGTTTTGTAGCCTTCCCAAGTAACTAATACGTGAATGTGTATTGGTGGTAAAAAAGTTTTTCTTAATGCTTCACCATAAAGCGGATGAAAATTTGTATGTTCTATGCTTATAGGATAATAAATTATAGCTTGCCCAATAACGCGCTCTATTAACTCATCATTTACTTGCTTTACAAGATCTTTTTCTTTTTGACCTGTAAATAGTGGTGGCGGCGGGGCTTCAGGTTGTGTCCATTTGTTTTTTTTCTTAGCCATTTATTATCCTACATAAATAAGGTTTGGAGCAAACGCTTGAACTTTTGAAGAACCCTCTGCAATAGCAACATCTTTTTCAATTAGTTTATCATAAGTTGTTTCATCAAGAACTTTCATTAGCTCATCTTTAAGTTCTTTTTGTTCTGCCTTACCTTCGCTAACAAGTGCAGTTCCGTTAAGCGTTATACTTTCGTTAGGGATAGGAATATTGGCAAACTTACTACGGATGTGGCCTAACATCTCTTTGCAGAGTGCTAGTGCATAACGACGAATCCACTGCTTACCCATGCTATTAATTTTATCATAAGGGATATTTTGGAATGGAACTGTGTTAATGTTATTAATGCCATTAATGCCAGAATCTACGCCTGAAGAGTCTTCTTCCCACGCATCACTAGCTACAGTAAATTCAAACCAAAAACGATCAGGACCAGATTGGAATGGAACTGGGAATAGCCTTAATTTATTGTTACGCAGCTGATAAGACCAATCGCTAACGCGAGTTTTAATTGCGTCTTCATAAGCCATTGCTTGTAACTTGTTTTGCCAAACAGGAATAATTTCAAATGTGCTATCATCTGCGTATTGACCATAGGTGGAAAGATTACCAACAACATTAAGCCCACCAAAATAACCATAAAAATTCCAGCTAGCACCTACTGTTTTATAATAAACTTTTTTTATGTTTATGCGCTTGCTGCCAACACTACTAGAGAATTCAGCACTACTACTAATAATTGTTTGCAAATCATAATCTTGAACACCGGCAACTGGTTGGAATGAACCAGAATAAATGGTTTCCGTACCGTTCATAAGAACAGTGGTTGAATAGCCTTTACCAACTGTTGTCGCATAACCAAGATTAAATCTTGGAAATTTTAGTTCTATGTGTTCTGCGGTTGAGATGTCAGAACCAGTTAATTGGCCTTTTTGATCAAACGAACCAGTAGAACCGCCAAGGACTTTTGAAAGGATATTTTTTCCTTGGTGTAGGTTTACAAGATAAGAATATTCAAGGGTTGCTTCTTCATAAGCAGAATAAACTTGGCTTTCAACTATTTCTATGTCAAGAACATCGCCACCAAGTTTTTTGTAAACAAATGCAACCTCTTCAGCGGCACCTTTTTTAAAAAGATCTATTTGGCTTGCAGACCAGTAATCGCTGTTAACATAAACACCAAATGGTAACGAAGAAGTGGTTACGTTAACAACGCTGCCCGTTGGAGGTAGTATGCTTTTACTGCTATTAGAAGCTGGGATTAGCACTGGTAATGCCATATAGTTTATCCTCTGTGAAAATAAGTAGTTTTCAGCAAATAAAAAACCCCGCCTCTTTTGGAGGCGGGGAGCTTTTCAGCTTTTAATTTTTACTAACCAAGTAGATCTTGGCAGACAACTAGACCGTACATGTCTGGACGGACCATCGCCTTGCCGTAACGGGTCATTACAGCCTTGCGTGGTGTGAAGTTATCTGGATCGAAGATCGTTGGTGAGGTTTGTAGTGGAACATAAGGTGAGTAAACATAGCCGCTTTCGAGGAAGCTGCCACCCTTACGACCAACAAGCATTACGTTACGTGGGAAGTAAGGATCAACAATTACGTCGAACTTGCTGTTTAGCGCACCAACTTTAACTGCGCCGATGCTGCCCTTTTCACTATCGTGAGTTACGGTGGCGCGGAAGCCAGCGGTAAACTCAAGGATATTGGCAACTTCTGGCGAGCAAACAACGAAGTTTGCACCACCGCGTAGTGTCTTACGGTGAATGTTAGCGCTTACGTCATTGATTGTTTCAATGAGTGTTTCGTACCACATGCTAACGTTACCAGTGAAGTCAGGAGGAGCAGTTACGCCGAGAGTAGCGCCTAGATCAGCACCAGTGTTGCGGTTTACGAACTTACCGGGACGGCGTGACCAGTACTTGATACCAGCAGTTTGGCCCTTGACTAGATCGTTTAGGATTTCTTGATCAATTTCAAGACCAATTTGTTCGCTAAGGATGCTTGTTAGTTCAACTTCGGCGTCGAGGTTGTGGTAAGCGTTTAGATCTTGACCAAGTTCTGGGGTCCAGCTGGCCTTTAGTTTGCGACTGCGAGCAGTGATGCTGAAGCTATCTACCTTTAATTGAATTTCAGGTAGTGAACCGCTGTTTTCTAGAGCAAATGGTGATGCACCTTTTAGTGCGCCAAGAGCGCCTTCGCCAACTTGAGAAATTTGATCTTTGATTGGGAATTGTAGAACAACGGTACCAGCACCGCTGGTTTGTAGTGAGTTAGCAATTGTTGAAGTACCAACAGTTAGCGAGCCAACGTTACCTGATGGGGTAGCTGCGTGGAGGAACGCGACTTCAAGATATTTAGTACCATCGGCGTCAACGGTTGCGTTTGAGCCAGCGCCTTGAACAACACGGGTTAAACGACGAACGAGTGAACCGCTAAATGGTAATGAAGCAAGGCTACCATTGTTAACTGGACCGGCAGTTACTGTTTGAGTGTTTGGCGAGCTTGAGCCAAAATCACCAGCAGTACCGCTGATCATGCTTAACGAAGTTAAGTCTTGTTCTGCAATAAGTTTAAAGAGAGAATCATCACTCTTTAGTGTTTCTAGATTTGCACGATAAACAGTGACAAATTTAGTTGATGGTTCTGCGGCAAGGTCTGGATCGTAACGAACTTTTGTAGCAACATCGCTAGCGGTTAGTTCGTTTGCTTGTGTAGGGGCCATCCATAGAACGAAACGGGTTGCGTTAACATCTGCTGATGCGCGAGCATTGCCATAACCGCTGGTTAGTGAGAAGAAACCTTTTTCTGCATGGTCATTACCGTCTACGCGAACGCCGCCAGTAATTTCAACACCAAGACGATCACCATAAAGAGACTCGCCAGCGGTGATTACTCTATCGCCAGCAGGACCAAGGCTGTCGCCATACTTGAAGTCCATGAAGAACACTAGACCGCTTGGTAGGCTCATTGGTTGAACGCTAACTAGATCGTTAGCAATTAAGCCAGCAAACACACGACGAACGATTGGGAACGCAACTGCTGCGAAACCTTGTACGTCGCCGCTGCTCATTGTGTTAGCTTCGCGGAGTAGTTCTTTTGCTTGGTTCTCTAGGAGAACAGCCATAGTGCCACGTTGATATTCGTTTTCGATACCTTCGAGTAGACCGCTGTTTTCCCACTTTTGTACTAGTGCTGCACTTTCTTTCTTTTTGTCTTGGAAGACTGTGCCTTCCGTAAGACGTTCTAATACGTTTGCCATTGTAATCTCCTGTCCCTATTGGACAAATTTTATTTTTTAATGCCTGCTAATAGTTTCCAGCGATCCATAGTTGGATCAACTTGGGTTTGCTTTCTTGGGAGGAATGGGCTTGGTGCTTTACTAATCGCTTCGGTCAGTGATTGTGGGGCACTGCGCTTTTCGCCAGTACCCGACACGGACCTTTGAAGAGTTTCATAAATAGTTTTAGCCTCTTCTACCGATGACGCATGGGAAATGGATTCGGCAATTTGATTTTTTTGTCGCTCATTCAGGGAGACATTCCCTAGCGTCTTATTTGTATATAGTAATCTTGCATTGAAAAGGTTAGTTTCATTAACTTTTTGTGTTAAATATTCTACACCTTCTTTTAATTGAACGTTTAATTCAAGTGATTTTTTAAGCTTGCTTTTTGTTTCGTTAAGCTTAGCAATTGCTGCGTCAAGTGCTTCTTCAAGCTCACTTTTTTCTTCTTCTTTCTTTTCAACAGTGGCTAGTAGATCATCTTTTTGCGCTTCAAGTGCAGCAGCAATTTTCTTTTGTTTATTTAATTCAATCTCGGTGTTATCGGGATCACGCACATTTTGCATGTCCATCATAATTTCTTCATCAAGAGTAAATTCTTGCTCCTCTGCCATTGTTTTTGCACCACTTGCTTGCATTCCTTGTTCTTGTTTTTTCTGATCTTCGGCTTTTTTAGACTTTTCAAGATCTGCTTGCGCGCCTCTTTGGCGTAGTGTTGAAGCCTCTACATCCTTTTTAGTTGCTTCTGCACGTTGTTTGTCACCCTCTTCGCTTGTTGCCTCTTCAAGTGGCTCCTCTTCAACTTGCATCATATCAGTTGGCATATTGGAGGGTGTTTGCATTTCTTCTAATTGTGAAACTTTTTCAACTAGTGAGTCTAAATCAATTTCAATTTCTTGCATTCCGCTCTCGCCAAGATAGGCTGCTGGAATTTTATCCATAACATTTTTTACAGCAGGTGTTTGTTTGCCACCAGATGTAGCAGCATCCGCTACGGGAGCAGGAGCAGCGGCACTGTCGCCTAACCCGCCAAGATCACCTAACCCGGCATCATCAGCTTCAAATAAATTTTCAAGTTCTTTTTTAATTTCTACTGAATAATTTTCTAAAATTTGGGCTTCTAAGTTTTTCTTAGCGGCTTCCTTTAACATTTTAGCGTCAGCGATAGCTTGTTCAAGCAATGAAGACATTCGTATACCTCAATTTTCTAATAACTTTGTTAATAAATAGTGACAGATAATTTAAAAAGAACCAGAAACTGCAATTATTGTCCAATCAGATCCATTGTAAAAAAATAAACCACTGCCAGAAAGCACAATCATCCCTGTTTCACCGTTTGGTAAAGGGTGAACAGGATTTAGTTTTAGAATTCCATTAATTGTTGTAGAGTCGGTTGAAGAATCACCTAACTGCACATTCCCGCTAACAACTAACGTTCCTTGTGAGTTTAAAGATGTTAGTGTAAGATTTGAATTAACCGCAAATTCTAATTCGTTTGTTTGTTGTAAAACATTTATTGTAGAGGTGCTTTTTAAACTTCTTAAATAAGCTGTTCCGTTATTCACATCCCTAACTATTGATTCTCCAGAACCGGTTGTTTCTACAGAGCTAATGCTTCCACCGCCTCCACCGCCGCCGCCTTGGTCACCTAATAAATCTTGTCCGTTAACAAAAATGGTTCCGCCAGTTATGTTAAGTGAGCAATTATCTAAAAACAAACCAGCAGAAGCAGTTATCTTTGCATTAGCAGTAACAGTGTCTACCGAACTACTACCAAGAATTACATTGTTTTTAAAATCAGCATTTGCATAAACAAGTAAATCATCTACTAGTCCATCATTATGTTCTAGCGGTGTGCCAATGCTAAAAGTATCTTTTGCGTTAGAGCTTAAGTTAAGGCCACCAGAAACCGTTAGGGTTGTTAAAACTTTCATCCTGTTTAAATCCTATTTACGTTTTTTATCGTCTTTTAACTTTTCTGCTTCATTAAATTCACGAAGCGCTTTTTCTTTTGCACGGCGGCGTTCATCACGTTCGCGTTGGCTTTTTGTTTGAAAACGACGAACTCCTGCACTAATATCAAAAATTTCTTGAATGTTTTCTTTTTTGCAACTTTTTAAAAACTTTTTAATCAGCAGTTCATTAGCTTCTAGACTTGGTCTTACATCTGGCGGTAGTGCTGCACTTGCGTGTGTTGGAGATTTGATTGACATCCTATTTCTTCTTTCCGCCCACTAGGGCTTTCCATGTGGCTTTATTACCACCTATTAATGAACTTACATCTACGCCGGGATCATTTGGATCAATGTCTTTAAGAGGACCGGTTTTTGCTTGCCCGTTGCTAGCTTGTGCTTCTGTTAACGGCTGAGTGCCAGCAAAAGGATCAAAGCCTTTTGTTGGTGCTGGCATTAGTTTTGATTTGCCAACACTTTGTTCAAGAAGCTTACGATTAGCGTTTAAGTCTTTTAGTGTTTCTTCGTTTAATTGGCGGATGACTTTAGGAGCAGATTTTGCTGGTTGTTTGGCTTCGCTAAGTGTTTGTAGCAAACCTTCTTCTCGTAAAATTTCGCGTAACGATTCTTTAATAACCTCTTTCATTACTTTGCGAAAACTTTGTGAATCCATTAGCCAACACCCGCACTTCCTGAGTAAGCCGCAGCGAGGTCATAACCAGTAATTCCGGTTAACTCTGCGGCAATATAAATGCTTGAAGCAATTGCTGCGCCAGAACTTTGGATAAATAATTTGTTTGTTTTAACTCTAAGATCAATATAGTTTTGTTTTCCAGTGCCAACTTCTTGTACTAAAAAGTAATTTGTGGCACTAGAACCAGAGACGCCTGCTGCGCTGAATCCTACTTTTAAAGCAGTAGCGGAGGTGTTTAATACATGAATTCTTTGCGTAACACTTGGAAAAATAATCTCTAATGGCGCTGCGCTAGAAGTTGGGGCAGTAACAGCTCCGGTAACAAAAGGTATGCCACTTACTTGATAATTGCCAACGTTATTTAAACCGGGTTTTAATTGAACATATTGATCAGCCATGTTTGTATCCTATAAAATTTTAGTAAGAATGCTATTAAGTTTTTCTATGCGATTTTTAGATTCTGCTAGCTGTTTATGTTCTTTCATCATAAAAGCTTCAGGCGTGCTTGGTTCGCTAACCATGTCAAAACAGATAAGCTGGAAATCATCATCAACTATTGTAACACCGCCGTTTTGGTGAGTGGAGCCTAAACCGCGTGAACTAATGCCAAGTTTTACTCCGCTTTCAACTAGCGTTTGAAGAATCTTTCCGCTTGGTGTTGGCAACACCTTAATTTTAGCCATAACAGCAGGACCATCCCACCATGTTTTAATAACAAGATGTGAAACGTTTTTTAAATTAATAACGCTGCTATCTGGATGGTCAAGTTCCCCAAGCGCACGATTTTGGCTAATCATGCCTTGGTACTTGTCTATTTCACGACGTAGTATTTTTTCGCCGTATTTACGGCCATTCCCATTTTTTACATCAGCTTCTTGAATCTTACCAGACAAGATAAGGCCACCCTCGGCCATGTATTTTTTTTCGGCTTCGGTTAGTAAATCTTGACAGATGCCACCGGGGCAAAGTTCAAAAAACTCTCTTAGTAATTCAGCCATTATTTTTTAGCACCACCAAATGGTCTTGGTCTTTTTGTATCAGGAGCAGTTTGTGAACTGGTTGCCTTATTAATGTTATCCTTAAACACGTTATAATTATTGGCAATTATTTCCGCTACTTCTGGTCTTAGTCCTTGATTAATTAATTCTTGTTTAATTTGTTCTTTGGAACCACCAAACTTGTCTTTTACGACTCTTAAAGCTTGAACGGCGGGATTTTTATCCATAGTAACATCAGCTTGTGGCGCTGGTGTTTGAATAGCATCCATTTCTTCTAAATTTTCTTCCTGTAACTTATTTATTTCTTCTTTAATAATTTGTTTTAAAGATTCTTTTGTAATTTTCATTATTTTACTCCATTTATTTTTAATAGGCGGGCGCTACCCGCTCGGGCATTGAACCGGAGCAGCAACGACGAACTGGTTGTAGCATGTACCGACGAGTAAAAGTTACTTCTGAACGCATGTTATTTTTCCCTTCCGCTGTAATCTAGGATTTGTTCACTTAGTTCTACATCGTTTCTAACGTTTGCAGGAGCGTTATCATTCCAAGTTATGTTACCATTTTGAATGTAGAAACCAAATTCCCCAACTGGGACAACAACACCGGATGATAAATCGTTATTGTTAAACACAAGCTTAAATTGATTTTTTCCTTGCGTTACGTACATTTCACCACCACGAATGTGTGTTTGCACCTCTCCAGTTTCATAAGGTGGACGGGCAAAAGCTCTTTCAGCGTTTTGATTATTAGGTGGAACTCCATTACGATAATTTTGAATATATTCATTACCAAGTGTTGGCGAATTAACATTACTTGGTTGAATGTTACGCATTGGGTTTGCAATTTCTTCCATTATTAGCTGTTTAATAATTTTGTGGTTAAGCTTTTTCATGTTATTATAAGTAGTAAATAGTTACTGTTTTTTCAGTTTTATTGCTATTCCATCATCATCAACAAGACGACTAATAAAATAAGATGTGCCGCTTGAAATGCATCCAGCTACAAACCAGCTAAAAGGCAAATTAAAAAAACAAACAGCATTAATAACCCCTACCCACCATCCCATGCACATTGTACATTTAAAAAAATGATAGTTTGGCCTAATGGCATCGAATATTTTGCCGTAGACCGCAATCATTGTCATGCCATAGCAGGCTAGAATAAAAAAGAATAATTCCATGTTAACTATTTTTTCATGGCAACAGCTCTGCCAAGCTGAGCATCATAACTGCCGCTTTCATCCCCACCTTCAGCCCCAACATAGCTTACGGCTTGCATAATTCTGCTTCTTAAAGCCCCATCCCCTTTGACTTTATCAATCAACTTTCTTAACTCTGCTGCTTTTTTTTCTTTTGGCAT